CTATTACTATATAACAGAACAAATTATCGATGCCGCAGTGCTTTGGCATAAAGACAGTTATATTAAAGACACATTGATGTGCATAAGTTTTCAATTTAGAAAACACCTTAGTCTCGGTAGAGGGGGTGTAATACTGTGCGACGACCCTGAAGCGGCTATGGTATTAAAAATGATGAGTTACGATGGACGTATTCCGAATGTTCCGTGGGCTGAACAAGATATATCTATGTTAGGTTATCATTATTATATGACTCCGGAAACAGCAGAACTAGGATTGAATAAAATTGTTAATGCAATGAAAACTCCTCCTAAAATATGGTCTAACGATGACTATCCAGATTTATCAAAAATGAAAGTATTCAAAAATGTTAAGTAAAAACGAGTGGAGTCCTTTAAAGAGTGTTATTGTAGGAGTTGCCGATGGTGCGACTATTCCTCCTTTAGATATCAGTTTGCGTGTAGTCAATTACGCAGACAAAAAAGACGAAAAGAATATACCACAAGGTCTTTATCCACAACAGGTAATCGATGAAGCCAACGAAGATCTAGAAGCGTTTTGCAATTTCCTTAAAGGCGAAAGTGTAGAGGTACTAAGACCAAAACGTACACCATTACCTAACTATTATAATTATTGTCCTAGAGACAGTGTGCTAGTTTATAGAGATATGATACTAGCATCGCCACAACCTTTACGTGCAAGACACAAAGAGTATTTGGCTATGCACGAACATTTTCAACCTTTACACATGCTGGGTGCAAGATACATCGAAGCACCATTAAATCGCAACGACGAACTGTATAATCTAAACTGTCTAGGAGATAAGGACACACTTGCTTTAAATGAAACGCAACCGTGTTTTGATGCCGCAAACATATTACGTGTCAACGATGACTTAATCTATCTTGTTAGCAACAGTGGTAATAAGCAAGGTGCAGAATATCTACAAAGTCTAGTAGGTAATAAACGTGTATGGACATTGGAAGGTGTGTATAGTTACATGCACATTGACAGCACTATTACATTACTAAGAGAAGGATTGATGTTGCTGAATCCTAGTAGAATAAAAAGCGTTGATCAATTACCCAAGCCTTTACAAAATTGGGATATTGTGTGGGCACCTGATCCTGGAGAAATTGCACACTATCCTGGTTACTGCAATAGTAGTAAATGGGTAGCAATGAATATCTTTTCTGTAAATCCTAATCTAGCGGCAATACCAGATCATCAACACGAATTAAGAAAAGCATTAGAGAATCACAAAATAGAATGTGCGATGCTGCCAGCGAGACAACAACGCACATTAGGTGGCGGGTTTCACTGTGTTACTTTGGATTTAATCCGCGAATAATTCCAGTAATCTGTAAAGTGTAACGATTCTCAGTACCTTCATTGTAAGCACCGTGACTATCAGTGCCGATCCAACTAATCCAATCTCCAGCAACCCAGTTATCTAAATCAACACCATTAAGTGTAAATCTGTGTCCAGGTTTTTTATCTTCAAGGAATATAATTATACGCTGTATAGAATTGATATCAGCACCAGTTGTTTTAATAAAGTAAGGATACTTGTCTGAATGTTCTGGTAATGCACACCCGGGTTTCATACAATGCACAGCATACATCATATTAGACAACCAATTAAAAGAATCTTCTAATTTAAAAATGTCAAATAAAGAGTGTAGACCTTTGTGTATATTCATAGATACTTCTACTTGTGAGTAAACATCTCCATAATCAATGGGAGAGAACCCACGTTGTATATTTTCCTGACTTTCGTAATTAACAAAAGGCAACTGATCTCTAGCCCAATGAGGTGTTATATGTCCTCTCATTATTCTTCCCAGACGTAAAGACCTTTTTTAGGCACTGCAAAGTTTAGATAAGTTTCGATCTTTTCTAAATCTTTTTTGGTTTTTAAACTTGTTAGTTCGTTGGCAAAGTGTAGTTCAACACCTAAGTCTAATGCTAGTTGTAATATTTCACTGCGGCGTTGAACATCATCTGTTAGACAATACATACTACATAACACAATACCATCTGGACGTTCTTTAATATAATACTCAAGTCCCGGTTGCCAGTCAAGGTGTTCGTTTTCAAATTCGTAACTTGTGTAAGAAATCTTATTCTTTTGGCAGTAGGGTTCGATGATAGCACGTTGCATGGGTAACGGAATGTCTTTGCTGAATTTACTATTCCACCCGGCGTAAGTAATAAAACTCTTACCTGTATAATCCATTACTTCTGTAACTTCGTAGTCGCCTGGTAAACGCATAAAACCTCCTGGTAGTCTACGTCCCCATTCTTCACCTTCAATTAGAATACGCATGTCCATACTAACACGGGTGTAGCCTTCATCATTATTTACGTTACCGTGAATGTGTTCTTGAAAGAATAAATGACTTTGCCCTGGATCTAATGTCACTGGCCACGCATGTTTTAAACTTTCTTCTTCAAACTTTTCCATGCTCCACTTTTCAGCAAGCACCTTTTTAGTAATCTCACGACTAACTGCTAGATCCAACATCCACATAGTGTTGGTCTTTTCTGCACGAGTAAATGGCGTCCAGATAGTTCTGCATCCACGTCCATTGCCTACGAAAATACCTTGATGAAATGCAAGCCTACGTCCAACCTTTGCTTGGTTAGGAATGACAACTCGTAGCGTTCCTTGACGTTGAATCATATATCGCTTATTGCCAATACGCTGTGGCACAATGCTTTCGGCAAACTCATCAAAGCGTTCCATAAAATCTCTACGACTACATGCATTTTGTACATGCTGTCCTACTCTGACAATTTCTGCAGGAGTTAAAAACTCGTGCATTGTTTCTAATTCTTTAATTTGCGGAGCGACTTCTTGAATTACACCCAGTGCCCACGCAGGCCAGTTATACTTTTCTAAATCGTAGTCAACAACTTTGTTGTCCCAGTGTACTTGTAATTCATTTAACATTTAATTTCTCTCTCCAAATTTCAATAGTTTTATCTAATCCGTCACTTAAAGTTACTTGAGGTATCCACCCTGTTAACTTGGTAAGCAAGTTGTGATTACTGTTTAACCAATAGATTTCTCCAGGACGATGTAGTTTACGATGCCAATGAATTTTACCTGTCCAATTAAGTTTCGTTGCAATCATATCTGCATAGTGTTTAATCTTAATTGGATTGTCTGGCCCGATGGTCAAAATCTTTCCTGTGTTTACCAGTGCGGGATTATTAATAATTGTAGTCCATGCACTCAACATGTCGTCAATAAAGATAAAGTTACGATAAGGCTCTGCATAACCAAATTCTACTTCATGTGGATTAGTCAGCATCTGCATGATAAACTGTTCAGTAACAAAGAAGTCATTATCTTTGCGGCCGTAACAGTTGGTTTGTCTAATAGCAGTAAAGGGCAAATCTAAACAACGATGTGCATATTCTAAATATTTCTCAACTCCATACTTGGCCACAGCGTAAGGTGCATTAGGATTTGGATATGTGTTTTCATCGAATGCTTCAAATACTTCAGGAACTCGTCCACTCTGTACGACATCACTGATGGGTTGCCAACCGTAGACTTCCATTGTGCTGGCAAACACAAAGTTTTTCAGTGTAGGAACCTTAGATGCGGCTTCGATCAAATTTACACTACCCACATAATTAATTTGACTAAAAGTTGTTTGTTCGTAAAAACTCTTTTCAACTTCTGTACGTGCGGCGAGGTGTACAATAATGTCAGGCTGAAAGTCCAACACTTCTTTAGTAACTGCGTCAAAATCTAGCAAGTCACTTTTTAAAGAATAAATTTCGTGTTGCTCTTTTAATAATGGCTCTAGGTGTTGTCCTATAAAGCCACTTGTACCTGTCATTAAAATTTTCATTATTGTTTTCCTATAACCATATACCTAGTGTATAGTGGTAATTCCAACTCTCCGGCCCAAATTACATTGATGCCGCATTGTTGTTTAAATTCTTCCAAACTGTTAGCAATCCTAACATGCTCTTCTATATTGTAATTATTGCTTTGTAGTACTAAAAGACTGTTATGTGGCATGCCACTTAACCATATGTCATATTGATCTTGAGTTATATGTTCACAACTAGTGTTAATAACTACATCTGCATCACTGCGAATAGCGCACATATCTGCTGTAACTGCTCGAAATTTGCCTACTATTTCTTCGATCTTGTTCATGTTAACAGCAATAGGCTCGCAGGCAGGATCAATATCAATGCTACGGATGTTGATAATTGGAACATCACTTTGAAATAGCATACTGGCTAGTACACCAACCCATCCACCGTGAATGTCAATACTAACAAACTTTTTTACATGTGCTCTAAGATTAACTATCAACCATTCTTTACTTTTAAGTTGACCTGACCAAAAGGCATCCATGGTCCGCATAGGATCTGGACTTTGTCTAATGGCCTGCATCCAGTGGTGCAGATGTTCTGTATCTATTTGCATATTAAATTCTTTAATTGTTTAAAAAAACTGTAAGGTTTAGTATTACTAACTACATTATGCTTAATACCAATTGCATTTAGTAAATCTCTTGCAAATGCTGTATGTCCTTCTTGTCCTAGATGATCACCATCTAACGCTCTAGGATAAAGTTCTTCGTATACACCCATATATAACGGGAGTACCTTATAGTCGCCCATTACATGTTTAAAGTATTTTTCAACTATTAAATTATGTGTAGTAATATTTTTTTCTAATAACAATCTATTTGCATGATCTATTAACAACTTAGATGTAATGTAAGAATCGTACGTAGAGTATATGTCTTTAAAATATGATTCCGAAGAAACATCAGTGTCGATAAGATTATGATGTAAATCATGTACTTTCCACGGAGAACTAATAATTGAATGTCTGTTAGGAAACGTCCATGAAATTATAACAATATCATCCGGTTTAAATTTAAATTTGCTAAGTGTGTACCATATTCGTTTATTAGATGACCCCGGTGCTGATTTATTAATTAATTTTCGACCCATTACGTCTGCAACTAATTGTGGCCAACTTAGTTTACTAGGTTTAATAGCTGACAACTATAACTTCGTTTAACTTCTGTACCTCTTATTATAACACTTTGATATCCTGCATTGCAAGTCCAATCTGTAAATTTATTAAATCCAAACGCATTAAAGCGTTCTGCTTGATCAAATAAGTATTCCTTTTTATCATCGTATAACGCAATTTGATAAATGTCTTCGCCGTTGGATCTTTGTGGAAATCCTGTTTGCATCTTGTGAATCATATCTTCAGTGTAGCCATCTACAATACCACTAGCAGTAGGGTCGCTTTGCGGTTTTAGTGTTACGTTAATACCACGTTTATGAAAACGTTCCATTCTCTCGTATAGTTCATAAAACTTTTCAGGAACCATAACTTGATTAACTGTTACATGAACAAGTTCATACATTAACTGTAAACACTTGTCTCCAAACTCTTGCTCCTTGGCAAACTCATCATGGAAAGATGCTGTAATACTTCTACGTTGTAACAGTGATGTATTAGTACACCAGGTGTTCCACCATTTCGATCCAGGACTTAGATTAGTAGTCATATGAATACTCTGATAACTACTTTCTGTTTCGTCTAGATGTTTTACTAGATCTAGTAACTGTTTATAAGCGGTAGGTTCGCCTCCGCTGAACGACCAATGGAACTGATTAAATCCGTTGGCTCGTGCTTGACTCTTGATATTGTCTATTGTAGTTTTATATACTTCAAGCGGTTGGTGATCAATTTTATCACTACGAGCATAAGGCCAACAGTAACTACAGTTGTAATTACAAAAACGTCCCAGTATCCAACTAGTGTTGAATAAGGGACGATCCAGCATAGTTCGCTGTCCGAACTTAACTATTTTTTGAAACGGGATATCTTGAAAAGAATTCATGCAACCACTTAAAATCATTTATTTTACTTAAGGCTTCTATATCACCTGCTTTCATCATTCCATACATTTTGCCATCTTCCGCGCCAAGGAATGCCCAGTCATTAAACTGTCGTTTGTCAGCATAGGTACACCAAGTCATTAATCGTACTTCTGTTTCTTCATCTACTTGACCGTCAATTACTTTAGAGGCAAGTTTTACACATTCTCTAAATGCTGATTTCCAGGTGTTAAATGGATCAGTATTAAATGCAGTAATATTAGATACTTGTTCCATGGCTTTGAACTTTGTACTAATACTAGTAGTCATGTCTGGTTTAGTAATGTCCATATCTAATGTTAGTTTACGTGGCAATAATTTGACGCCACCATAGCCGTATTCTAAATCGTTAATAGGATTACGACTGCGCCATACATGCACAACATCTAAATCGTATTCACTGACTTCATGATCAAAGTTAAAATCGTCTAATATTTCTGCATCGCCATCTACTACCCAAAACATCTTGGTAAATGCTTTTTTTGCCGCGGCAATGTGTGCTTGATGAATACCTGTAACATCCTTAACACGTTTAGCCAAAGGAAAACGCTTTTTAAGACGTTCCCAATTTGCTTCGGCATTTGGTTCGCCGTAACTAATAAAAACAATATCGTACATTAGTGCCACTCCACTTCTGGGAACATTGTCTATGTTTGGATCTAATGCATCTTCTGCATTGCCACAAGGATACGGATTCTGTTCATTCCACAATGTGGTATTGATGCCGCCGGGATGAATGCTAGAAACTTTGATTTTTCTACTGCGTAGTTCTTGTCCAATAATGCCAGCAAAACTTTTCAATGCGGCTTTACTAGCACAATACAAACTTTGATTTTGTATTTCTCTAATGCCAGCGACACTATTAATAAAAATAACTCTACTACCCGCGGTCATGGATTTTAATGCTTCCATGGTCACATACATTGTACCTTTAACATTAGTATCTATTATTGTGCAGATATCAATGTACTCCAGTGTGTCAAACGACCCGGCATGGAATGCCGCGCTGTTATTAACTAACAAATCAATATTAGTTTTAGTTTTACGTATGGTATCGAACGTAGAAAAAACTTGACTCATATTCGCAATGTCTGCTGTGTAATGCGTATAATTTTCTAATTTGTCAGGGGCCGTTCTACCCAACCCAATAACATGCCATCCTGCATTGATAAACTTCTTAGCAATGGATAGGCCTAGTCCTCTACTTGTTCCTGTAATAACTACTGTTTTCATTGTAAACTCTTTAATCTCTGTGTTGCTTGTTGAATCTCGCTATAAGTAACATCGTTGATAATTTCACAACGTCCTATACTAGTAGGTATAGGCAAATACTGATTATCATTTCTATGATTCATTACGTCTTTTAAACCACTCCATAATAAATCAACGTTATAAAAATCTTCGTGTTCTGTAGCAAGTCCACAATTTTTAATTACTGTAAAAATACGTTCTAACTCTTCGTTGGACAGATATCCTCTAAGATTGCTTATGCAACTGCTCAACAAACAATCCAAAATAACTGCTTCACCGTGTAATAAGTTGGGCACATTCTTCATTTCAACTACTGGACTAAAACTATGTCCAAAGTCTACTGGTCGTTTTAAATTTCGTTCCCACAGATTATCATTTAACTCTTGCGTCATACCAGTGATTGCACGATCAATAATTTGATCTGCTAAAGCAAGATTTTGAAATTTCTGTGTTAACAACTGATGAGGAGCCAGTTCCATCATTTCAAAAAGACGATGATCTAATACAATTGCCAACTTTAATATTTCTGCCATACCGTTGGAAATTTCCCTACGGTCCTGTGTTTTTATAAAACTCGTATCAATAAGAGTTTGCACAGGAGGGTAAAAACTACCAATACGATTTCTACGACCAAAATGATTAATGCTAGTCTTAGCACCTACACTGGCGTCGACTATGGCTAACAATGTTGTAGGGATTCTAACATACGGAATACCTCTGCGATAAATGCTACAACAAAAACCAACTAAATCTAATAGTACACCACCGCCTATTGCAATAATAGGTTCACTTCTACGTAAGACATTTTTCTCTTCAAAAAATGCCAATACACGTTCTGCATTTGCCCAATGTTTTTCGGCTTCTGTAGATTCAATAATGAATAATTCTACACCTTTGGGAATTCTTTCCTTATATAGATTATACACTATTTGATCAACGATTGCAATACGACGCTGACCTGGAATTACCCAAAAGTCTAGGGCATCAGGAACTTTGTTGATTTCAAATTCTATAGGAAGAGAAGTTTTTACACGCCATGTCATAGTAATCTATTTACTAGACTGCAAGCATGGGCGTAAAAAAACTTGGCTGCTTCTATGTTATCTGCATGGCATTTAAAAGGCAACATACGGAAAAATTGAGTTGCTTCAAATAGTTTTACCAATTTATAGTGAGCAGGATATCTGTATTTTAATTCGTCATTGAATAACTCATTAAAATATATGAGATTTTCAGGGACTGGATCTATAGAAAAATCTGTAATATTGCCGTTAACTTTAAGAACTCCGTCATTGAGCAAACCATACAAACTATTGCTACATTGAAGTACTTGGCTGTAATCCATAAACTGACTGTCGACTATGCCTTCTTCGTACAAATCTATGAACACGATTTTATCAGTATCTGGATTGTATAGAATATTTTCCAATGTAGGATTACCGTGTACATAGCATTCGGAGGAAATTACTTCATCAAACAATTTAGAAAATTGTTCAATTTTATTTTTAATTCCGCTAAAAGTTTCGCCTTGATGTACATATACATCTAAATTATAAAACTGCTCAAACTCTAGAAACTGTCTAGCATCATTGAGTTTTTGCAGAACTTCTTCCTGGAAGTAAAGTTTAAGACTACTAACGTTTGGTGCGTACTTGTGGCTGTGTAATCTATCAAAAGTAAACCACAAAGATTTATGCATCCTTTCTGTCTGATATCGCGTTAGTGCATTTTCTTTAAATAATGTTTTAATATCTTTTGCATCAATATATTCAATATCGAAGTATGCTCCGTCTTCTGTAATACCGGCATCATACACTTGGGGAACACACCCTGGAACTAGTGCATTGAATCTTTGTAATTTTTTTAACTGACTGTACCAGCGTACATATCCATATTCTCTATCAGCACTAGTGGAGATAAGTTTTCTTACAAATTTCTTATCTCCATCTATGTGTAATGAAGTCGAATTAAGACTGCCGCCTTTAAGCGTGATTACCTGTTGCATCAATTGCATCTCTTAATTTTTTAACACCTGCATATACACCATCAGGATGACTATGACATGCACTACCTACGTTGGCTAGATAATCAACACCAAACTTTTCTGTTACTTTAGGAATCAGCGTAGCATTCATTCCGCAACTTAGTGCAGGCACAACATTATGACTTGTCAACATGTCCATAAGTCTTTTAAGTTCAACGGGATCGTCACTTAGATAGGAGCCCCACATGCCTGCATGAATTGTATCAACACCACTCCATGCGGCCAACTTGCATAGGGCATACCAACTAAATCTATAAGCATTACCCTCGTGAGTAAATGCTTTGTCACCACTCTTTTGATAGTGAATAGCAACAGGCAAGTTCTGTTTACGGACTGCACGATACGTGCCTAATCCACTCCACACATTAACGTGAACTCCATTGATACCTGCGGCACTGACTGTGTGTGCTTTTTCAAGCACAGTGTTGGCGTCACCGTTAATGGCAGTAAGATATATAATTTTCTTATCGCCAATTACACTACGAACAATTTCAAGACGGTCTTCTAAACTACAGAATAGTGGGCTTCCAAGGATTTCATCTTCCTTGATAATATCAGCGCCACCATCGACCATCTCTTTAACAATACTTGCATAATCAGTTGGATTTAAACCAATTTTAGGTTTAAGAATACATCCTAGTAACGGCTTGTTATATTGTCCTGTAAATTCTCTAATACCGGATAATCCAAACTTAGGTGCAAGTTTAGGAATCAATCCGCAGTCGTCAATATCTAATACATGACATTTTGTAATAGTATCTATGTCACATTGTCCACCTAGGAGTACACAAAGCAAGTGACTGAATCCGTCTTTGTCCCAGTTAATATTTTCTGAAGGAAAAGCAATTACAACTGTTCCTGCTTTTTTTGTTTCTAAATCTTGTCTTGTTCCAATAATTTTAGCACTATATTTTTCTACTAGGTCCTCAGTTTCCCATTTTGGTATGCGAACTGTTGGATTGCCGATAGTCTGACCAATGGCTACTCCCTCGCAAGCGTCTGCAAGATTGGTACTACTTTCAATATAAAATGTAGCAGTATAGTGCCCCGAAGGCACTTCGTTATAATAGAGTTTCATCTTTTAATTATACTATCCTAAAACTTACTTGTCAATGATATCGAATTCATATTTGTCCGAAGGATCACTGCGATCTCTTACAATGACCACAGTGACATCAGTAATAAATTCGGCTTGGCTTACCTCATATGGGTGTAATACAAAAATGTCTCCAGGGCCAAACTCTTCACCGTTGATGGTCATTCTACCCTCTAGAACAACATTAATCTCAATGGCTTTCTTGTGAAAATGGTCTTGGTGAAATTCACCCGCTTTGTGTTTTGCAACACCTACTTCAAAGTCTGCTTTTAGCAAACTTGGTTCGAAGTTTCCTACGAACCATCCTTTAACAAAATCTTTAATGTGTGCGTGTTTCATATTAATCAAAAAATGCAGTGTTGCCGGTAAAATGCATAAAGTCGTCTGGTGTACCTACTGGCCAAAACTCAGCATTATCAATGGC